CCAAGGAGATTTCTCGTATCTTGTGCGAAATGTAGAGGCCGGCTCCAGACCTGTTCAGGGTCTTGGTGAAAGAGAGGTATTTTTTAATGATATCAACAATATTCCTGGAGGACCTGTTCCGCATGATAATAAGTTCTACCTAAGATTGCGTCCGACTGGAAATACCAAAGTAGGAGGCAAACTAGAAGTTAAGAAAACAGACTTGAAGAATAATGTGCAGCAATCAGAAGCAGACAAAAAGAAAGAAGAAAGCGATATACAAAAATGGTGGAATTCTATGTCTGACTGGCAAAAAGCAGGATTCATAATTGGTATGATTTGTGTAATTCCTGCTGTATATTATGGTTGGTCAACAGGCAGCAAAACACCTATTACGGGTGAATATGGAAAAACTGCAGCTGTAAAAATTCGTGGTTGGGTTTTTGGATTATATAATTGGATAACGAATCTGTTTACTTATGCTGTTCAGCCAGTTCCAGAATCAACTCCAACTTGATTCCTCATTTTCTATAAAATTTTGAATATCTATCTCTTCATCCTCAGAATCGCTTGACCTGTTCTTCTTAGGCTTGCGTGGTTTCCTTTTTACTTCAATCCATTCATCTTCTTTTGGAACTTCTGGAATGCGTTCAGGTTCTTCCTCCTGTCGGCGAATCGCAGGCTTTGGTTGGGGAACAACACGACGCAATGTTGCATAAGTAATTTCTTCTTCCTGCCTCTTCCTTTCAAAGTGTTCAGCCATCCTTGCTTCAACCCGACTTCTGATTTCAGATTGAGTTCGAATGTTCTCCCACTGCATAGAATTGTCTGACCGTTCTATTGCCCCATTACGACCAAGCTGAGGAAAGTGGTGGTCAGAACCTTCGCTTATAACTTTGATGGCTTCGGCATTAGCCTCCTCTTTGGTTGGTTCCTTGCGGAGATGAGGAGCAATATATGGCATCCTGTTATTTATTACAGATGTTTTGTAATTAAATCCATTTTAAAAATGGAACTTAATGTGTGTTTGAATAAATTACTTAAAAGATGGTTGTCGGAACTGTCGTACTGAATAATGGAACATTGAATGAAGTATCTATTCCTGCAAAAACAACGGATGTGTTGGAATGGATACGTAAAAAATATAAGCAACCAACCATCCAATTCCAAGGGAAATTGCCAGACCCCGTAAAAGAAGGCCGTTGGCTATCTGTATTTGCCAAAGTTGCTGATGATGAAGATGAACCAAATCAACACATGCTTCCATCTCCATTGGATGAAGAATCATATTCTGGACAAATCATTATCCTTGCTACAATGTCAGATTCAGATGAGTATGATAAACCCATTGCATCGTATGTAAATCTGTCTACAGAAGATTATGAGACTCTATATCACGAGTGGTCATTTAATGCATCGGATGATGAGGAAGTAGAAGAAGAAGAGGAAGAGGAAGAAATTCCGGAGGAACCTGAGATTGTTGCAAGGCCTGTTACGCAAGTAGTTGTAAGCAAAATTAAAACAAACGATGTATTTATTAGTTGCCAAATTCGCGATAAGATTATTCAGAATTTTACAGAGTACACGAATACTGAAATTGCTACTTTGCTAGAACGATATATGTTGGAGTATGTTGTTGAGCAATGTAAACTCAACTGCATTGATATTGATTGGGCTAATCGTGTTTTCTGGAATACGTATCGAAGCAAGGCTATTTCTGTATATGAGAACTTGCGAGTTGATGGTTCGGTAAAGAATACAGAGAATTGGGGAGAGAAACTAATGAAAGGCGAAATTGAACCCAAAACATTTGTGGAATTGTCTGCTCAGGAACTATGCCCGACAAAATGGAAGGCTGCTTTGGATAGGATGGTTGAGTTGGAGACTCGCTTGTATACGAAAAATACGAGTGCAGCAATTCACTTGTATTGTTCGGGTTGTAAGAAGAAGTCTAAATGCGATTACTATCAGATGCAGACAAGGTCAGCAGACGAGCCTATGACCACATTTGTCACTTGCCTTGAGTGCGACCGGGAATGGAAATTTTAGACAACGGAGTTGGCGGAGCATCCATTGGAGGTTTTACTGGAACTTCAGCGCCTGAACCATCTATTACTTTTACACTTACTTTGGATACAGGGCTCATTGAATCTGAGACATGTTCGACATATACTTGTATAGGGTCTAAACCATTTGTGATTTCAGGTTTAGAAACATTTTTCTGGTCATGGAAATTTTTATTGAATAAGGCTATGATTGGTTCGGGGATTTGTGGGCTTGTTTCTGCAAGTCTTTCCAGTTGTTCGCGAATAATTTTAAGCATATCTCTTGCTTTCATTCTTTCTTTGCGAGGCAAACTTAGTTCGATAACAATAAACTTATGAATTTTTGCATAGGTTATTGCTGAAATTTTATGAGCTTCAGAACGTTTAGCAAATCCGAAATAGTTTGAGACGGTGTTCATAATACCAACGCCTAAGCTGATTGCTCCGATTACTACATTTGCTGCTTTAGAACCGCCAAATAACGATTCAGATGCAATAGAGCCTGTGCCAGCCAGAGTAGAAAGAATGATAACAGGAATTGCTATATTGGTATCATATTTGGATACCATTGTTTGTGATTTGGTATGAAGCCACGAATAGCAAAGAGCTCGTTCTCCCTCTTGAGAGAGAATTTCTTCTAATTGAGAATTCCAACTAATTTCATCTTCATCGGATTTGTCCATTCCTTTGTTTTCTAGTAAAGTGAATAATGGTGTGGAACTTGGAAGATAATCCAATAGAAAATCGTGAATTAAAAATCTTCAAGTATGTTCGGAGTATGTCGGGTAATACAGAGTTTGCTCACACCGTTTCCAGATTTGTTGACTTGAATGATTACTTGCACAAACAACACTACAAGAGCCCCGAAGAATTACGTATGGATGTGTTATCTGAAGGAAGGCCCTTATTTTCAACAGCAGAATCTAAGCAACTATTTCGGTTGATATCAAAGACTGGTGGAGCGACTGGAGATGTATTAGACGATGTTATATCTGGATGGTTGAAAGGATTATATGAGTGGTCTCCTGGATTTATAAAGACAGGAACAGATGTTGTAAGTCCTTTGCTATTTATTGCAAAGACGCTTGAAGCAGGGCCATTTGGGCCAATGTTGAGTATTGCTATGGATTCTACAGCAGCCGCATTACCTACAACAGCAGCAACTATAGAAAGTGTTGTTCCTAAAGTTATGGGGTTTTTACCAATTCCAGAATCTGGACCCATAGGAGAAATTATAGGATGGATGATAGCATCCGTATTCGTAATTCTTGCTATGTTGTTGAACGTTTCTCGTCAGCATTTTGGACAAGCATTTATTGTATCATTTTTGATGATTCCTTTCTTCGGAACAACGTTGTATAGTGGGGCTTTGGCTGCCGAAAAGTTGGCTGGGAAACTATCAACTAGATTTTCAGAACAACGAGAGAAATTATTAGAAGTTGTTGAAAAGTTACCATTGATAGGTCCTGAAGCCGCTAAAACTCTCGAAGCAAATATTCCTGCAACCATAGATGTTACTCCAACCATCGGCAAAGGGCTTTCAAGTCAAATACGTTCTAAAAGCAAATGGCGAACACAGAGGAGGTCAAGAATGTGATTCGTTCATGGGTTGCTTTGGATGACGAATCGAGGCAGATTCAGGTTCGTCAGAAGGAGATTAGGGACAAAAAAGCAGAACTATCTGCAACAATTCTGGATTTCATGCGAAGCAATGAAGTAGACAACTTTAGTCTAGAAGGAAACGGGCTCGGGACTATTTCAAGGACTATACGAACCTCGCGTCCTCCTTTGCGTCGCAACGTAATCCGTACTCAACTTCTTCTTCAGTTTTCTGATCAACCGCAAAGAGTTGCTGAGGCTTTGCGGGCAATTGAAGGAATTCCTGAAGGAGATGATATGTCTGTTGGTGGAACACAGCGCGAATTGCTATCGAGACGTATTCCTCGGACAGCAACGGTAAATTTATCCTAAAAATGTTCCATCTTCTTGGTATACGGGAGAGTCCAATATATGGTATACGTCAATTCTCCCAAGACGCAAGTAAGAAGGATCCAACTTGTCAATTTCAGATTTAGATGTATTGCTTGTGAAGATCATTACGACGTTCTTAAAGAATCTCAAATTATCCGTAAACTTAGACCACGACGGTTTATCATAAACTAGCGTTGGTGTATCATTATTCAATTTAACGTCATTTGTATGAATTTTCTTAAGCATACTATCCACTTCATCAACCAGAATCACAATGGGAATATCATCATCTCTTATCCAATCTTGAATTCTTGATATGGCGCCAGACAAGGTATCACCAGGTTCAGTAGGATTAAACGTATTGCAGAAAGCCCCCGATAGTTCTTTAGCAATTAAATATCCAACCGAACTTTTGCCACTACAAGGCGGTCCTTCGATAAACACACAACATTGCCTTTTTTTCTTAAAAACTTGAACAGCATCCGAAACAACCTTTCCTTGCCCTAAAATAGGCTCTAAGGTTGTTACGTTAAAAAACACACGCGAATAAGAAAAATCTTTATAAGATCCATACCTAGAAAATACCGATATTTTAGAAGCCTCTTGTTTGGGTTCATTAGTTATTTCTGACTTAACTAACGGTTTATACATTTCAAATGATTCTTCCAAAGGTTGAATTAGGTATTCAAAATGAGCATTTGTTGTTAGAAATGCAATCTTTACATCTCCATACGTATCATAAGATACATGTCCAATAATTTTAGGACTCCAAAACCATCCAGACATTGTCTTTTTAAAACCTTTTGTCAAAGCGGTATCAGTACATGTACACTCTTTCTCTAACCGCTTGATTACAGGCTTAATCAGTTCCTTGTCATTTGGAATTGTAAACCGATGTATATTATATTGCTTCAAAACCAACAAACACAGACTGACAACATATGACGAATAATAACTAACAAAGCCAAAAAAAATCATAAACGATGGAATTTCGAGCATTTTAGTCTAATAAAGTAACGTCCAAGTAAATTAAACTTTTAGTTTTTTCAAGGCATCTTGTGCAGCAAGTTGTTCTCCTTGCTTTTTTGTTGTTCCTGTTCCAACACCAATATGGTTGCCTCTTCCATCAACAGCCGCCATAGTATACCCATTCTCTGCTAAAAGCATAGTATAGGTCGGCGTATAGTGAAATTTGATTTGACAAAATTTCTGTAATTGATCTTTGAAGTTAGTATCGTTTAGTAGAATTCCAGGAATATCAATATAGTTCTCAATCAATGATACTACAAAACCATAAACTATCTGGAAATTATACTTACAGTCAATCCACAAAGCACCAATAAAGGCTTCTAAAATATCACCTAACTTTTTAACATTATAGCGACCATTGCAAGCATCCTCATTGTGCTTTGAAATCACGTAAAATTGATTTAATTTGATTTTTTTGGTTAGTTCTCCAAGCATGTTGTTACATACAATTTCTTTACGCAAATTGGTAAGAAACCCTTCTTGTTGTGTTGGGAATCTAATAGAAAGATATGTAGCAACAGAAGCCCCCAAAATAGAATCGCCAAGATGTTCGAGTCGTTCGTAGGATTCGGGGAACAAATCAATACAATCCTCGGGCTTAGGGGCTAATTGAGCAATGTCTCCTAGAGGTGTTGTATATTCAGTACGCCTGACATTAGATGAATGAACCATTGCATTTTGGAAGATTTCTACATTTCTAACAGGATGTTGACAATCATGTTTTTGTAAAATTGTATGTATATCCTTCTGGGTAAACATACAATTTTTAGAATTAAAAGGATTATATACAGGAACTTCCATTGCTTTTAGAGATTTTATGAGAGTAACAAGAAAGTCCGTTTTCGAATGAAAAAGCAGTTGCTTTTTACTCTTCAACTCCACGAACAATTCGCTTAATTGCAAATGTGTCGCGTTGAGGGGATTGCTTGACGCCGTCGCTGATGTGCCTAAAGCAGGCTTCAGCAGTGTTGTGGTCGTTGGCAAAGAATGTCTTCAGAAGTTGAAGAAGTTTGTATTGTGATAGACTCCAAGGAACATTTCGGGATCCGGGCCTTTCAATCTTAATCTTTGACCCATCGCCACTCACAGCCAACTCATTTACCGAAGCAAATTGTGGCAATTTAATCAGTTCGATGATTCGATCTTCAGCAGCACTACGCTCATCACGCTTGCTATACACTTGTGTATTGAGTTCACGAAGTTGGTTGTCAACTTCCGTGTACTCCCTCACGCATTCGCGAAGGTTGCTGATGTCTTCTGGAGTGGGTTGTGCCATTTTTAGTATAAAAAGAGAGCAAATCCCAAAATCCGTTTTTACTCATTGGGGTCAGGAATACATCCCCCATAATGAGCCATTTGATTTGGTTGCTCTTCTTGACAGCCGCGACAAGTTCTTGGCCGTTTATGAGGATTTTGCTGTTTGGAAAATTCATTCATAGCAGCCGTTAAACGGGCGATGGTTTCTTCCATAGCATCGAGTTGTTTGCCTAGCAATGCAGACAACCGTGTTAGTTCCTCCATGCTTTTGAAAGTCAGAATAAACATGAAAAAAATCCATTTTAACCAAAAATACTTGGTAATTATCTTTGGTTTGTAAACGCCCCTCCCACGCGTTTTACAGTGATAGTCAAACTATCTCCTTTTTTCAATGTCTGCCGACATAACAGACTGTTAATCTGTTTTTCCCTTCCCCAAGCCGTGTACGCTTGTGATTATGTCATGGCTTTTGCCATGTCCACGAATAAATTATTCTTTCCTTCTCTTAGGGTTGCTCCCTTTGAGTTCACATGCAACATTCCGCGTGTGAATATGATGACCTATGCCATCTCTATATCAGAGTCGGTTGCCACCACTTAACAGGTGGCAGCTTCGTGTCTGCTCGAGCCCCTTTATAAACATTATCGCTTGTTCAAACTTCTATACAACCTTTCCTCGTGTGGCTACCAACCAATCACAATGAACCTTTATGAAGTATTTCCATCTAAACAGCACTATATGTCTATTAGAGAACTAAGAACTCTTTTTCTGTAAATTTAGAATCCGTTTTTAATACAAATGTTTGGTGATGAAGAAATCAGACATCTCAGAAAAGTCTACAATTCCGAACACCCCAAAGAGCAACCAATACCCGATGGAACACCTCACCAAATCTGGAATTCGTTGTCACAACGTTTTCACTCCAAATGCAAATCAGGAACAACCGAATGCATTATAGCCCATATGCTTAGTCGCCCCAAGGCTCCTGACGCCTGGACAGTAAAACCAACAGAATGGCTCTCATCTCTTGACATCGAGAAAGTTGAGAATGGGTTTGAGAAACTGTTTGCATCCTATAAGTTTTTAGGATGTATTCCGATTGACTTTGATTTGAAATCTCCTACTGGCAAATGCTTGGTAGATGCATTGTGTTCTACAAAACTTAAGGATTTGTATCGCAAAGGAAAAACACAAATCGGGATTGTCTTTAACACAGATGTGAGCACAGGACCTGGAGAACATTGGATGGCTTTATTTTGTGATATTCGTCCTGAATTAGAGCAACCGCGTGTAACATTCTTTGATTCGTATTCTAATAAACCCGAAAAAGAAGTACAACATTTAATGAAACGTTGGGCAGAAGAATGGGATTCCACCGGCGTTCATGATAAACCTATGCTGACAACATATAACAGCACAAGACATCAGTATAAAGATTCAGAGTGTGGTGTATATTCTCTATACTTTCATTACGCTTGCTTAAACGAAATCCCAATGGACAATAAGATTCCAGACGACGTAATAAACGTATTTCGTAGACTACTTTTTAGCGAGAGTAAATAATAAGATGGAGCAACCAATTAGTTGGCTAGAGCAACACAAATATACTATTTTAACTGTTATGGCAATTATTGCAGCATTATTCTTGATAATTGCCCCGCTATGGTCTGCTTTAAGAGGCAATCCAGCAACCGTAAAGGCATTGGCAAATACTACATTTGGAACATATCCCAAAGTGACGGCTCTTACGCCCTTGGGTTGTCCAACAAGTGACAATACTAAACTGTGTGATTATTATATCGCATCGTCAGCATATTCTGTTTTCCCAAGTTCGCAAGTATATGATTTTATATCCGATAGTGTTCTTACGCTGGCCATTAAAGCAGGGGCTAGATTGATCGAATTGGATATTTATGCCGGAGACAACGACAAACCGATAGTTGGTCTAAAAAATGAGACACTTGGTTACGATTATTCTAAAAACTCTGTTGACTTCGAATCCTGTTGTAGAGCAATAGCAAATTCTGCATTTAACAAAGTTGATACGCCTCTTTCAAGTGACCCCTTCATTCTTAGTTTGGTCTTTCATACCGATAAACGTCACGTTATGGATGCAACTGCTCAAATCTTAAAAGATACGTGTGCTCGCTATTTACTCCATTCAGAATATGCCTTTAAAGGCCAAGGCTCAAAAAATATAGCCCAAGAACCAATTTGTAATTTTGCAGGGAAGTTGATTATCGTGTCTGGTGGATCTATTTCAGGTACCAACATAGAAGAACTTGTAAACTTATCTTGGAATTCATCTAATTTGCGTAGACTAACCTATATGCAGGCTTCTCAACCTTACGACCACGATGAACTTATCAACTCGAATCGCACAAATATCACGATGGTTATTCCAAATCCTACACCAGACCTAAAAAACAATAACCCGACCATATTGTTCTCATATGGATGCCAATGGAATTTGATGAATTATGGATCATTAGATTCTATGATGGAACTATACGTTGGTCAGTTCCAGCAAGGAAGTGTTATCCTGAAACCCCAAGAGTTGCGTTATAAGCCTGTAGAAGCAAAAACTCCTGTCTTGCCCGACCCTGCAACACATTCATTTCAGCCCATGGCTCATACTTCGCCGATTTATGATTCCAACCCCAAAACAGGCGATAAGTCGATAGTAATATAATATCTGTTCGTTTAAATAAAATGCCGAACAAGTGGTTAGCGCATGTGAAGAAGACAATGAAGCAGATGAAGTCCAAGGGCACCTACGAGAAGGGTAAGGGTCTGAAGCAGGTGATTATGGCGGCAAAGAAAACTTGGCACAAGGCCAAGAAGGGCGGTGCTGATTCTTCTGATGACGAGGTCTCTCCCGCTGCCGCTCCTGCTGCTCCTGCTGCTGCTGCTCCTGCCACGGAAATGGGTGGTCGTCGCAAAACACGCCGTCGTCGCCACAGCCGTCGTCGTTAGAAAAAATGAGTATAACTAACATATAAAGACAAATGGGTGGCGGATTACTTCAATTAGTTGCCTATGGTGCTCAGGATGCATACATTTCTGGTAATCCGCAGATTACATTTTGGAAGGGCCTTTTCAAGCGTCACACTAACTTCGCTATGGAACCTTTCCGAATCAACTTCAGCGGTCAGCCCTCGTGGGGCACGAAGCAGACTGCCATCGTAGGCCGTCATGCCGATCTGCTTTACTCAACTTATGTAGAGGTTGTGTTGCCTTACAAGGGTACGGATGATGCTTCATACAGATGGTCTTCCGGTGACCTAGGATATAAACTAATCAGGCATGTCGAGTTGGACATTGGTGGTCAGATTGTTGATCGCATGTATTCCGAGTTCATGGTGCTTTGGGCTTCTCTAACTCTTTCATTTGATGCTCGTAACAAACTCGCCGCAATGGTAGATCCAAACATTAGGGATGATAGTCTCTGCGCTGCCGATGGTCGTAAGAAATTACCGAATGTGCTATACATTCCTTTGCCTTTCTTCTTTACTCGCAATCCTGGCGCTGCTCTTCCCCTAATTGCTCTCCAATATCACGAGGTAAAAATCAATGTGCTTTGGAACGACCCTCAATTTTTTGCAGGTAACTTCGACAATGTAAGCAAATGCCCTCCTCCTACTCAGGCTGCTCTTTACATTGATTACATTTACCTAGATACCGAAGAGCGTCGTCGTATGGCACAGGCGAGCCACGAGTATCTCATCGAGCAGACACAGTTCAACGAAGATAAGGGTATTCGTGGAGCCAATAACCGTATCGACCTGACCTTTAACCACCCCGTAAAGGAACTCATTTGGGTTGTTCAGCAGACCCGTATGAACGA